ATCATATATTCCCACGACTAATCACACCATTAAAAGGTACTGAGTTACAGAAGGAAGGATTCTACTCTATTGAAGAATCTGTATTAAAATCTCTACATGGCACACGAGAAGCTAAAGCTATTATTAATAACATATTAAAACGTAGCAACTTAGAAAAGCGTAGAGGTACGTACTTTGATGGCTTACCTAAACTTAGGGAGTCTCATGGATGGAAGCAGAATATGCTTCATGGGCAGCTTAATCAGTGTGTAGCAAGGACGGGAAGGCTGTCCAGCAGCCGACCTAACTTGCAGAACATTGATAAGTTAATTAAAGATCTATTTTATTCGAGGTATTAAATGGGATATTACAAAGATATAGACATTGATGAACAAGAAGCAGAACAAGCATTAGAAGCATTAGAACAAAACAGAGATGAGTTTGAAGAGGAGTTTCATTTCTACCACACACTAAACCACTTTAGTGACTTAGTAACTAGTTATGGTGCAGATCAAGTTGTCAAGTCTCTTTCACCAGAATTACGATTTGATTTATTAGAAGCAATCATTAAATCACAAGGTAATACAAGGAACTAATGTTAATACAGGGAGATGCAAATGCTTTAGAGATCAGGGTCGCTGCCTTCTTGAGTCAGGACCCTGTAATGATTGGAGAGCTTATTGCAGAGAAAGATCTACACACAGACAACCAAGTCAGACTTGGTCTTCCAGACCGTGGTACAGCTAAGACGTTTGTGTTTAGACTCATCTATGGTGGTGGTGCCTGGTCTTATGCTAATGATCCAGACTTCGCTGCATGTAAGTTTAATGAGAAACAATGGCAGAAAGTCATTGATGCCTATTATGATAAGTACAAAGGCTTATATAAATGGCATACTAAGATTGTACAGGAAGTAACTCTTACTGGAAAGCTGGTCATGCCGACAGGTAGAGAGTACGAGTACGTTCCTAAAGTGCAACGTGGTGAGAAGGTATGGCCTCGCACAACCATACTTAACTATCCCGTACAGGGGCTAGGTGCTGATGTTATGGCGATAGCAAGGGTGTCTCTATTCAATAGATTAAAAACTCTTAACATCCCAGAGATCAAGCTTATCAATACAGTACATGACTCCATCATCGTAGATGCTCCTGATCAGTATACAGACACCATAGCTAACATGATGTTAGATGTGTTTGAAGCTGTTCCAAGGAACTTCCAAAAGCTGTTCGGTGTGGAGTTCAATGTACCAATGAAAGCTGAAGTTGAGATAGGTCAGAACTGGAAAGACATGGAGAAATACCGCTAGGTGATTCTCTAAATGTGTGGTATAATATTGTTTTTAAAGGAGAAAGTATGCAAATTACAATCGTAGATGTATCTGGTTTAAACAGTTTAGTTAGTGCAGCAGGTAAACCTTACAAGGCTTTAGAGGTTGCTTACAAGAATGAACAAGGTCAAATAGCTTCTAAGAAGATTATGGAATTTGACAAGGTGCTTCTAAAGCCCTTCCAATCATTCAAGAAAGGTGACGTGGTAGATGTTCTTTCTGTTAAAGAGGGTGACTACTGGCAATGGAAATCAGCTGCATTAGTAGGAGCTGGTGGCAGTGCCTCAGTAGAATCTTCATACTCAAAGCCGACAGTTATAGGAGGTTCTGCTTCGACTGTTACTAAGAGTACATATGAGACACCAGAAGAACGTGCAGTTAAACAGGTGTACATCATTCGTCAGTCTTCTCTAAGTGCTGCTATCAATCTATTAGGTACAGGTGCTAAGGTTCCAGCCAGCGTTGACAATGTTATCAGTGTAGCTAAGCAGTTAGAAGCTTATGTACTTGATAAGAATGTTGAGGAGCCCAAAGCTCCCGCTGAGTTTAAAGATGACTTCCCTGATGATATCCCTTACTAATGGCAGTTAATGATATTACAGGAGATAAACTAATCTCTAANATATCCACCCCAGCTTACGAGGCTGGGTATGAGAAGATCTTTAGCAAACAGAAAGTAGCTCTTCTGGATGGCGACATCTTTTGTTATAGGGCTGGCTACTCCGTTGAAAAGGACGGAGAGCCACAAGAGCCTTTAGGTATTGCTATATCCAGAATGGATACAGCTATCTGGGCTTGCTTAGAAGAGGTTGAAGCTAAAGGCTGGCAGATCTTTCTGACAGCTTCTAATAACTTCCGTAAGGAAGTCTATCCAGGATATAAAGCTAATCGTACACAAGCTAAGCCAGTTTACTTAGATGATTTACGTAATCACATCATAACTAAATACGGTGGTGCTATTGCTGACGGTATGGAAGCTGACGATTACTTAGCTATTTATCATGTTCTTAATCCAGATCATACAGTCATCTGTACTATTGACAAAGATCTAAAACAAGTAGCTGGTAATCATTATAACTTTGTTAAGAAAGAGTTTGCTGTTGTAACTGAGCTAGAGGGTCTACGTACCTTCTATACACAGTTCCTAGTAGGTGATGCTGCAGATAACATCATTGGTATTGCTGGTCTAGGTCCAGTTAAAGCTGGCAAGCTTCTTGCATCTTGTGAAACAGAACAAGAGATGTTTGACATAGTTCGTTTTAAGTATGATGATGATACTCGTATGCGTATGAATGGTATCTGTCTCTGGATGAAACGTACTCTAGATGATGATTGGGGTATACACTTTGATAATCTAATTGGGAGGGTAGATGAATGATTGGACTGATGGACGTGTTAAAGGATTTATTACTTCTGTTATTAGGGGCGGGTTTAGGCGTTGGCCTCCTAAATTCGAAACTCTCAAGGAGTCAAGAGTTGGTAAGCAAGTTAATAAAGGAAGCGGACGANTTGCGGAACATCATANGTGNGCATCGTGCCACGAGGCGTTCCCAGCCAAGGAAATCCAAGTCGACCACATAGTNCCTGTAGTAGACCCGAAGGTTGGGTTTGTAGATTGGGATACATTCATCTCAAGACTCTTCTGCAATAAAGAGAATCTACAAGTGCTTTGTAAACCATGTCATCTAGCAAAGACAAAGCTAGAGAAAGAAGAGAGAAAGAAATGATACATGCTTTTGTACCAGATCTCCAGATCAAACCTGGGATTGACTTAGGGTATCTATCTGCTATTGGTAACTACTTAGCTGCNAAGAAGCCAGACCGTATCATCTTAATTGGAGANGTGGCAGACATGCCATCACTCTCCAGTTTTGATATTGGTACTAANGCTTTTGAAGGTCGCTCTTACAGAGCAGACGTTGANAGNGTTCATGAAGGTATGAACAATCTAATGCGTCCTATCTATAGAGAACAAAACCGTCTCATAAGTGGTGCACGTAAACGATGGAAACCTGAACTAATATTAACGTTAGGCAATCATGAGAATAGAATCAATAGAGCTATTAATCTCGATAGGAAGCTTGATGGTCTCATATCAACTGATGACCTTGGGTATAAAGATCATGGATGGTCCGTCTATCCCTTCTTGGAAGTTGTTGTTAGGGATGGCATTGCTTATAGTCACTATTTTACTAGCGGGGTTATGGGGAGAGCAGTCGGTACAGCTGCTGCTCAACTCAATAAGAAACATATGTCCTGCGTAGCTGGACACCAACAAGGTAGACAAATCTCTTACGCTCGTAGAGCGGATGGTAAAGAGATGACTTCTATTATTGCTGGGTCTTGTTATGATCATGATGAGGACTATCTTGGAGTCCAAGGTAACCAACATTGGCGTGGTATGTATATGTTCCACAACGTTGATGATGGTTCCTTTGATGAGATGGCAGTCCCATTAGAGTACATAAAGGAGAACTATGGTGGAGCCATCTAATGTGATGCTATTAATTGTTGTAGTGGCTATACTAGTATTGGCATATTATTAATGAAGGACTTTATATTGAAACAACTATTAGAAACAGATTTCTCTTGGCCTTACGTAGCTAATAAAAAGGATCTAATCAAACCTATTCTTAGACCTTCTATATTAGAACGAGCTATTGACAAACAAGTTGGTGGAGATCATTACAAGAAGTTCTTTATTCAACCTGCTGAGTTCTGCCATGTAAACAACATTGGTTACTTAGAAGCAACAGCTATTAAGTATCTATGTAGGTGGAAAGACAAAGGGGGTATTCAAGA